GCGTCGCCCTTCACGTTCTCGCCGCAGGCGTGGCAGAACGTCGCATCCGCGTGAAGCTTGGTGCCGCACGCATGGCAGTACTTCGGCTCGTTGTTGGTCTTCTCGTCGCCGTCACTGGGCTTCTTACCCTCGGCGGCGATTGTCGTTTCATCGGGCATACTTGCTGTTACCTCCTTGGTTGTGGACATTGCGGCAATGGCCGCCGTTGAACTCTGGACCGGCTCACCCAGCAGTTGACGAAGCGCGTTCATGGCATCGCCAAGTGTTCCTACCGCATCGGCGAGAAGCGGAACGGCATTCTCCGACCAGTACACGCCGGCCTGTGTCGCGATGATCTTCTCTGCGTCAGCCTTCCGGTTCCGCGCGACCGTTGCTACGAACTGGTCGTACTGCCGGTCAATCTCGGACTGGATGTCTTTCTCGGCCCGCTCCGACAACGGTTCATGCGGGTTCCCATCGACCTTCCTGTCGCCTTTGAAGATGTAGGTGTACTTGAACCCCTGCTCGTCGTTGAACTTGGAATCCTCGGTATGCAGCACCACCACGCCGACGGACCCGACGGCTCCCATGCGCGTGATGAAGATCCTGTCGGCCGCGCTGGTAAGAGCGTAGGCCGCCGAGAATGCGAAGTCGTCAGCGACCGCATAGATCGGCTTCGCGCCGCGAATTGAGTAGATGTAGTCGGACAGTTCCAGGCAGCCCGTGGTCTCGCCGCCCGGCGAATCAACCTGCAACAGAATCGCCCGCACTCCGGCGTCGTTGACCGCATCCTGAAGGTAGCCTCCGATCTGCGCGTAGGAGCTGCAGCCACTCAGCGCGGAAACCCAGGATTCCGCTTTCGTCAGCACGCCCTGGATCGGAATGATCGCCACGCCGTCGATCACCTGGTAGCCGCTGTCGTCGGCCTGCTCCATGTACGCCGCGGCGAACGGTTCCACGGGCTTCACGCCGGCCACCGGCATGATCCCCAGCCGTGGCCCCAGCGCCTGGACTATCACGTCCAGCTTGGGCGGGTGAATCATGAGCGGCGTGTTCACAAAGCGCGATGCAACACGAGTCAGATTCGTCATGGCTTCACGTCCACCTCGCCCTTGGCGGCGTCCTGTTGGATCTCGCTTTCCGTCAATCCGGCGTTGCGCCCGGTCAGGACCTTGCGGCCATCGCTGTCGTACGACAGCCCGAGTTTGTCCGCCCGCTTGTTATCTGCTGTCTGCTCTGCGTCGACGGCACCGGCGTCACGCCCCTGCGCGGCCACTTCAGCCGAGCGAGTGGAGAGGCCACTGCGGATGGCATCGTTCGATGCCTTGATGTCCTTCTCGGGATCAACCCACGGCCAGCCGGGGGTTACCCACTGCACTTCCTCGAACGGCTCGGGATCTTTGTTGTACGCGTTCAGCAGGTCAATGCCGAACACCAGCGCGAGCATCGCTTCGCGCAGCCAGCGCTTATAGACCGGATGGCAGACCTGAAAGATGAAAACCGAATGTTGATACTGTTCGCACTTGCGGCGGAACTCCAGCAGGCCGGCGCGGATCGAGGAATAGTTGATCCCCGACAAGTCGCCGCTGATCTGATACTCGGCGAGCCCGGCCCCGCTCGCGAACGCTTGCAGGCAACTCCTGATGAACGATTTGAAGTCGCCGCTGTCCTTCGCCTCGGCGAACTGCACTTCTTCGCCGAAGTTCAACACCTGAAACGTGCCGGGTTCGAGCTTGCTGATCTGCGCTCCCGGCTCCGTCTGAGTCGGCCCGTTCTGGTATTGGTCCGGTGGAATGATCGGATTGTCCGGGCTGGCCTGCGTGATGAACCCGGTGATCATCGCCGCGAGCTTCTTGCGGACGATCTCCGCATCCGTGTATTGCTCCAGTTCGTAGAGCTTCGCAATCACCGATGTCAGCCACGGCTGTCCCCGGAACTGGCCCGCGCGGATCGGCTTGTAAACGTGCAGCACCTCCGTGGCCGGAACGCGCTCGACCGAGAGAGCGTCCATCGGGAAGAACATCGTCTCGCCCGGATGCGCCTTCCAGAAGTGGTACGCCGCGCGCCGCCCATCGTTCTGAAACTCGATGCCGCACCGAACTGAGTTGTTCGGCGGCATCCGTTCGATGGCCGTTCGCCACAACGGTAACTGCTCGGCCTCGATCAACTGGAGTTGCAGCGGAACGGTAAGCCCTTCCTTCACAGAACGCGGCCGGAACCGGACGAAGCATTCACCCGCCTCCATGACTTCGCGCGCGATCACCATCTGCTGGCCGTAGAAATCCGTCTGGCCAGATGCAGGATTCCGCGGGTCGTACTCGACGTCGCACTCCCGAGTCCAGCGATTCCACTTCCTGGTGATCAGGTCGCGAACCTTCTCGTCCGGATGGTGCGGCACCAGGCGAATCCCACGCCCGATCGCGTTGGCGACATACGAGTCCACGGCCCCCGCCGCCCACGCGCTATTTCGAACCGCGTCCCGGTTCCGCGCCTGCAACTCCAGCCCGTGCGAAAACAGGAGCGTGTTCAGGCCGAGGAACGGCGGATTCCAGCCAATGCCGCGTCGCCCGCGACCGGCGGCATCGAAGGGGAACGTCCCCATCGCGCGGGTGCGTGGAACGCGCGGGACCGGCATCGGCTCGTGCCCGGCCTGGCGCGCGAGCGTCATTAACGTTTCAATTGGCACTGTGCTTTTAGCAGCCCCAACCGTTCGTGGTGTAGATCCGCACCTGGCGCACTTGCTGCGGCCCGCTCTGCTGGGCGATGTCATTCAGGATCAGATTCCGGAGTTTCAAGTAGTCATCCACGGAATCGAATTCGAACTCGCGATCCTGAAAGCGGACTCGCCTCGCCCCCTGCTTGCGCGCGGCGTCGAGAGCATCGAGGTCAGTCTGAGTGAATGCCATTAGAGATCCATCCTGAAGCGCACCTGGTTACGCGCGGCATGCCGGCCATCCGCGCGCTGCGTTTGCTGCTGCGGTGCTTGTTTGACTTCCTTCACCGGAGGCATGCCGACCCGCCGCTCGAGGTCGGCCCAGTGCTTCTCCTGGAAACGGTCGATACCGACCCGTCCAGCCGCCGCGCGCGCATACACGCGGCAATCGAGCGCTTCGTTGCGCTCGCGCATCTTCTGCCATTCGTGCCGGCGATACCCCTTGACGATCTTCGTCACCAACTGCTCGGCGGTGATCTGTTTGAAGTACTCTTCGCTGTAGCGTGGGAAATGGCAATACCCCGGCGGGAACGGAATCCCCATCGCCACGTCCTCGTCCGTCGGCCGATCCTGGCGCAGCCACCGGTACAACTCTTCCTTGGCCATGCCGGAATTGACCGGCCACACCCGCACGCCGCGCTTCAGTTTCGCGCCTGCCGGCCCCACTTCCACCGGCGCGGCCGATCCGATGAGCGCGGGCGTTCGCGAATCGCCCTTGATGACCAGCACCCGCCCGCCCTGGCGTCGCGCCCACTGGTACACCTCGATGGCAGCGAAGCCCGAATCCACGGCGAGTTGCAGGATCTGCAATTCCAGGCCGGACTCGGTGGAGAAGGATTCGTTCAGCAGTCCGGTGAGTTTCTCCCAGACCTGCTGCCGCGAGGTGTCTCCTTCGAATACCCGATAATCGACCGACCACGACTCCTTGCCACGGCCCCACGCTGTGATCTCAACCTCGATGCGGTCCTTCTGGACATCGGCGCCAGCCGTAAGGAACAACCCGCCAGGCGGTACAGTCCCAACCCTGTACGACTCCCGGCGGTCGTACAGCTTCTGCCACTCCGGTGCTTCGCCAAGCAGGGTCCATGTCTCGCCCAGCACAGTGTTGACGAAGACCTGAAGCAGCGCGGGATTCTTCTGCGCCTGCTCAAACTGCTTGGCCGCATCCGACCACGCGAACCAGCCGACCGGCGAGTACAGACTGGACAGGTGGAAGCCAGCCGTCTTGCCATCGCCTACAGCGCTGCGCCGCCACTCGCCGCACGCCAGCATCGACTGCTTCTGGTGGTTGTGAATCTCCTGCCCGCAATGCTCGCAGATGTAAACCGCCTTTTCCGTTTCGCCCTTCGGCCAACGCAACTGAGCGAACTTAAGCGTCTGGAACGCGCGGCAGACCGGACACGGCACCCAGTAGAGACGCTTGTCGCTTTCTTCAAATGCCGCCTCGATCCGGGACATGCCCGTGATCTTCGGTGTCGAGCACATGAAGATCTTGCGGCGCGCAAACGTCCTGGTGCGCGCGGTCGCCAGGTTCACCGGATCGCCCTCGCCCTCCACATCGCCGGGATACCCGTCCACTTCGTCCAGGAACAGATACCGCGCCGCCATGGAGCGGAGGCCGACCGCGGAGTTCGCGCCGGTCATCACCAGCACACCGCCGGGGAATTCCTTCGAGAGAACCGTGTTCCCGGAGTCGCGCGACCGCGGGTCGCTGACCAGCGCGCGCAGCACCTCCGATTCCTCAATCAGCGGATCGATGCGCTGTTTCGAGTTGCGCTTGGCCATTTCCACGGTGGGCTGGATCGCCATCATGGGGCCGGGCGCCTGGTGGATCACATAGCCGATCCAGTTGTTGCCGCACTCCGTGCCGCCGATCTGCGCGCCTTTCATGAAGACCGTTCGCTCGACGGATGAGGACGGCGAAAGGCAATCCATGATCTCGCGCAGGTACGGCGTCCGCTCCGTGCGCCATGGGCCTGACTCAGCCGAGGCCCGCTGGGAGAGAGCGCGGTACTTGTCGGCCCACTGCGAGACCGTCAGCAACGGGTCCGGCCGCGCTCCGGCCGCCGCCGCTGCCGAGTAGATCTCCTCAGCCGTTGGAGTCTGCAAACTCATTCAACGCCCTTCGAATCTCGGTGGCCAGGACTTCGTAGCACTTCGCTGCTTCGGTTTCGGCGGCTACCATTGCCGCCACGCGATCCGGGATGTTCAGGATGTGATCGCGGAACTGCCGGAACTTGTTAAACGCGGCCACTTGAACCTCGTCCTTCGGGACCAGCGTGGCCACGCGCTCTTCGTACTCGATCTTGGCGAGTCGCGCCTGGTAGTGCTCCCGCACAGCGCGCGCCTTCGCGTACTGCGAAGCGCCGAAGATCGAAACGTCGTCAT